TTACCTTGTTCAGCAAGTTTAATCAAATCACGACTAAAATTGTCTAAAGCGGGTGTTGATGAGTCAGAAGGTCGTTTGTTCTCTTTTCTGTTGTCATTGTCCATTGATTCTATCATATTATTTTATTTTTTTACAAAGGTACAAAAATTATTCTAAAAATCCAATATTGACATAATGTCAGGTGATAATATTTATATATGACATTATGTCACATAGGGGGGTTGACTTATGACAATATTTCTTATATTATTGTTACGGTACAAATTTAGATAGAATAATTGAAAATAAAAAATAAATTTAAAACAAAATTTTAAAACTATGATTTTCGGAAGAAGAAAAAACAATTTTAACGACTTATTTAACGAATTCGATTCAATGTTTAGTCAATTCGATTCAATTTTTGGTGGTTTACCAAATAAAAGTGAGGTTGAGAAGGGAACCGATGAATTAGGTAATTGGACAAAAGAGACTTTTATTTCTGATGATGGTTCTGTACACGTCACAAGTTTTATTAGAACGGGTGGTAGTAGAAATGTAAAATCAAACGACGATTCAGTAATTAATGATTTAAAAAGAAAACTTAAATCTGCGGTTGAATCTGAAAAATTTGAGGACGCGGTTAAACTTAGAGACCAGATTAAAAAATACGAGTCTAATCAAGAGGAGATTTCTAAATTAGAACAAGAACTTAAAAAATCGATAAACACTCAAGATTTTGAAAAGTCGATTGAATTAAGAGATATGTTGAAAAAATTAAAATCGTAAAACAAACCCCCATCTAATGGGGGTTTTTTATTTCTCACATATTTATGTCTATGAGACCTTTTGAAAAATATATTAAACAACTTGGTGCCGATAATGAATTACATTCAATCTATCGTAAACTACGCCATTGTTTTAAAAGAGAAGGATGGTCCGAAGAAGATTTAGTGAAACCTCCATATTATCCACAAGACATTATGAGGTATTTTCAAGACTTTAGTAGTGAACATAAGAGATTATTCAACGAGGTTAGAATGTATTTTGATATTGACCATAATGAGTTTATTGATTATCTTAAAAAAGAGATGAAACACATTGATGAAGAAACTCCACTAAATACTCCAAATGATTAATGATATGGGAATCAAAAAAGAAACAATATTAGGTACTAAAATTATTAACGAAATAGACTCAACTAATTTGGTTAAAACCGAATACGATACTGAAACAAGTAAACTTGTTGTTGAGTTTAAAAATGGGACTAAATATGAGTATGACGATGTTACTCATAAAACTTACACCCAATTTAGAATGGCCGAATCTCAGGGTAAATTCTTTAATACAAATATTTCTAAGGTTCATAAATACAAAAAGGTTTAACAAAGTTAACTTTTTAAGTATTTATGTATAATGGGACAACAATCTGAAATTTTAAAAAGTTTTTCATTACAGGATGAATTAAATCCTGATGTTTGGTATTTCCCTAATGGAAAGGTTGAAACTATGAAACCTGAAATTAGAGAAAGACTATTAGAGATTGCTTATGAATTTATAGAATTCTTAGACGTTCCCGTATTTGTTGGTGATATAATTTTAACAGGGTCTCTATCAAATTATAATTGGTCTAAATTTTCAGACTTTGATTTACATTTGTTAATCGACTTCGACCAATTCCCAGAAGAATCCGTTGAATTATATCAAAAACTCTTTAATCTTAAAAAGATGTTATTCAACAACACTCACGATATCACTATAAAAAAATACGAAGTTGAGTTGTACGCTCAGGATGAGAAAGAACCTCACGAAAGTACTGGAGTTTATTCAGTATTATTTGACGAGTGGATTAAGAAGCCAAAAAAAGAAGATGTCAGTATTAACATTGAAGAGATTAAACATAAATCAGAACAATGGATGGAAATCATTGACGGTGTAATTGAAAACGCTGGTGATGAAGAATTAGAAGACGCTAAAGAATTAATCAAAAAATATAAAGAAAAAATAAAGAAATTTAGACAGTGTGGTTTAGAGAAAGGTGGGGAGTATTCTAATGAAAACTTGGTATTTAAGGTACTAAGACGAAATGGGTATATTGAAAAACTTTATGATTTTGAAAATAAACTAACTGATGAAAGACTATCATTACAAGAGAAGATTAACAAAACTTTGAAATAATGGTTAGTTTGATATATTTATAGATAAAAAAATACTATGGCAACAACATATAGCGCTGGAACATTTACGTCCGAAATTTGTGTAGTGTGTGACACTGACCAAGGGACTACCGCAACTTACGTTGACACCCCACACCCAACATACACTAATGGTGCTGGTGATGCGGTTGTACAATTACAAATGGTTACATTAGGAGGACCTAATGGGTTAAACAGTTAATAAATTAAAAAAAGTTAAAATAAAAATAAAATGGCAGATTTAAAACCACTAGGAAGTGAAAAACTTCAAGGTATGGAAAAAATACAAAGGATTCTTGAAATCGCAAGATTTAACGAGAGTACCCCATCCCGAATTAATGAAACGTCTAAAAACGAATATAGCCTTCAACTTGCTGACGGTAATGAATACCAAATTGTTAGAGAAAAGACAGGTTATATTATTAAACAAACTATTTCTGAATCAGAGGTTGACTACATAGCACCAATGAGAGAAAGAAAATATTATGATTCATATTCTCAAGCGTTAAAAAGATTAAATTTAATGGCTAAGGAAATGAATGAACTATATGGTAATGATGAAGGTACATCATTGTTTTCGGAACAAAAAAGATTTACATTAAAAACTCCGAAATCAGAAAAAAAAAATTCTAATCCTACCGACGAGGTAGAAAATGTATCACCACCACCTGCACCACCTGCGGCTCCTTCAGGGGATGTCCCACCTCCACCACCTGCACCGACTGATGATATGGGCGATGTCCCACCTCCACCACCTGCACCAGACGATATGGGTACAGATGATATGGGTTCAGACGATATGGGTACAGATGATATGGAAATGGGTGATATGGAAGGTAATGAAGAAAACGACGAAATCGTAACTTTCAAAACAATACAAAAACTTACAGGTAAACTAGGTCAAAAATTAAGAACGTTAAATTCTTCTGAAGATGACGAAGAATCTATGTCATCAAAAGACATTAAGTACGTTATTAATTCTATATTGTCTGCATTAGATTTAGAAAAATTAGACGAAGACGATATGGAGGATATCCTTAACAAATTAGAAGGAGCTGAAGAAGAATTCAATCCTGAAGAAAAATTTGGTAATGATGATGAGGATGAAAATGAAGAAGATAATTTTGACGAAGAATTACCAATCCCTGGTGATGAAGAACCTATTGGGTTTGGAGAAATGAGTGAAGAAAATGCTTGGGCTGAATTAGGTAATGATATCGCACAAACAACTGCGTTAAAAGCAACAGGAGCGAGATTTGGTTCTAACGGTACTGAGATGAGTGAAGATTCTCAACATTTAGAAAGTATTGCTAGTTCAATGTTTGAATCTAAGATTGAGGACACTTTAATGAAGTATTTTAACATTACTGAAAGTGAAAAAAAATTCAACAAAACAATCAATGAAGAACGAAAAGTGAAAACTAAAATTACTTTATCTGAGTTGAACGGTGAGATTAAAAGATTATCCGAATCAGTACAACAAGAAGTTAGTGCTAAAAAATTCTTAAAAGAAAATGTTAATGCAAAACTTGTTGGTAAGACAAATAAGAAGAATTTAGTATTTGAATTAGGTTATAAACAATATAAAATATCCCCTAAAGGTAGTCTTATATGAGTTATTTAGTCTTTATAAATGGGTTAGGTCCTAACTATAAAGGGGATAATATGTATGAGTTTATCTTTTCTGACGATAAAACTGATATTTGGGATGATAGTTGGGAGGCAAAGCCTTCCAACGGTTATCCTAAACCACCTGAACTTGATTACATAAAGAAAGTCGGAGTACTGAAAAATACCTCAATAGAGTTAGAATTAATACAGAACTCTGATTTTTTTAGTTTTATGGATTGTATGGATGGTGTAATTGCCTTAGGTTGGGAAAAAGAAAATGAAAATATTGATTTTACAGTTACTAAAAGATTGGTATTTAATTTTGGAGAAACCGAACAAGAAGTTAAAAATAAATTATATGAACGAGATGTCGTTCTTGAATTTGAAAAAAAAGTAGTATATGAAAACTAACAAATACTCAAAATTGATAGATTTTGGTTTTAGTTCAAAAACCCTAATGACTTTAAGTGAGTCTGAAATCAACACATTACATAGAAACCTTGTCGAAGGTAAAAAGAAAGAAACTAAAGAAGCTGAAACAGTACAAACTAGTATTACAAAATATACTGCTAGTGAAGTTCAAGACGCTAAGAGTAAAGGTAAATCAATTCCTGGTGGTAGAGCGGTTAAAATGAATCCTGATGGTAGTATGGATGTTACTAATGAAGGTGAAATGTCGGAAGGTAAAAAGAAAAAAAAGAATAAGATTAATCCATTTGCAATCTGTACTTCTCAATTAGGAAATGAATTTGGTACCACTGAAAGACATATGTGGAATTCAAAACAGAATAACAAATATGAAAGATGTGTTAAAGCCATCAAACAATCAATGAATGAAGGAAAAGATATTACTTCTGTGATTTTAGAAAATAAAATCCTATATTTGCTTGAGAAACACTCAAACGCAAAAATGAACAAAGGAGATTTAATGAATTTAATTACTAAAAAAACACTTAACAAACCTATCGGTACTTTAGGTTCTATTGACGTTAAAGAGAATAACACAAAAGAGGCTCCTGTAAAGACCCCTGTTAAAACTCCAACAAAACCAGATAAAGGTAACCCTTACAAACCTAAAACGTCACCAGCACCTAAAGCTAAAAAATCTGAGACTAAAGAGTCTATGGTTGCTAATGCACCCGCACCGACTAAACCAACTACAAAACCTGGAACTAAAACTCCACCAAAACCAGATAAGGGGAGTCCTTATAAACCTAAAACATCACCAAATCCTAAGGCGAGAACTAATAAAGAATTACCGTCTTGGATGTCATTTGATAATATTGGAATTAAATTAAAAAAATAATGGCAAAGTTTAAATTAGACGCTAAAGAAGCTATAGATTACGGTCCAGGACGTGAAAGAATGAATCCTGATTTAGAAAATAAACTTAGAACACAAACAACAAGTTTATCAAAAAACCCTGCGTTCCCTGATGTGGACAAAAATGGTGTTCCTGATAATTTTGAGGAGTTAGTTGCATCTAAAAGATTTAAAGATGTTGTTGAAAAAGTAAAACGTTATACAGGTATGGAAGACATATCAGGTCAAAATGCGTTTATGCAACTACAGAGAGCTTTAATGGGTGCGGTTCAAAGAGTTATGCAAATTGAATCTCAAAATAAGGAATATCTTGAGAAATTAGCGGTCGATTTAGTTATTAAAGAAATGGGAATTCCTGACGGGTCCTTCCAATTCGATGCCAAATTAGTCGGAATGGGGGGAATTGACCAAAGTAGATTCCAACAACAAGGTGAAGAACCTGAAGAAGAAGAGATTGAACAACAATTTGGTAGTCAAGACGCTGAAGAAGATTTAGATGATTTTATGACTGCAATGGAAAAGTTTGACTTAGAAAAGGCTAAACGTAGATTTATTAATGCGTTAATCCAGGGGTCTTCTAAAAAAGGTCATTATATGTTTGAATTAGTTAGAGCTGAGTTAAATAGAATTGACCCTCAATTGTTAAACTTATATGGTGTTTTAATGTCAATTAACGATTTAGTTTATTGGTTAATGCCTGACGAAGCCGTTCAAATGATGGCGGGTAACCCATCAAGTATGGCGGGTAAAGAAGAGGTTGATGATACTACTGACCCACCAACAATTAAAGCAAGAGGATTATTCTTCCCTGTTTTAATTCACGAACTTATTAAAGGGGTTATGGAGGTTTTTGGTACTCACGGATTACCAGACGACCCTAAATCACAACAAATGATTATGGGAAGTACTGATACTCTACCTAACGAGATTTGGGACTTAAGATTAGGGCCTGTTATTTGGGAGAAATTCTCTCAAGCATATCCTATGGAAGTCTTTGATGAAGATAAAAAACATATCCAACACTACCTGTTCGCTAGATTTTCAGCGTTAGATTCAAAACAGTTTTTTGAAGTTGCGAAACAAATATTATCAGGAGACCCTAAAGGTGAGAAATTCTTACAAGATATGGTTAGAGATATTATCACTGATTTGAAAAAACGTGATTTAGAAGATTCATTAGGAAGTTATGATGACGACTATGGTGACGACGACGATGATGACGGTTTAGACGATTTCTTAGGTGGCTTGGGTATCTCAAGACCTAAGTAATTTATGGCTTTTACAAGAGAACAATTAATATTAGAATATACTAAGTGCGTAAAGAATACTCCTTACGCACTTAAAACTTATTTACAGACCTATGACAATACTGTATCTCAGTATGTCCCTTTGGAGTTATTCCCCGACCAAGTAACCTTATTGGAGGATTACGAAAATTACAATGAAAATATTGCGTTAAAATACAGACAAGCTGGAGTATCAACAGTTACCGCGGCTTGGGCATCAAAACGTTTAGTATTTGCATCTAAGAAAAAACCTGAAAAAATTCTAATCATTGCCAACAAATTGGATACTGCGGTTGAGATGGCGAATAAGATTAGAGGTTTTACCGAACAATGGCCTAATTGGACTGGTGTAGGGTTTTCAAGTGAAAAAAACTCACAAAGACATTATAAATTAACTAACGGATGTGAAGTTAAAGCGGTTGCAACATCACGAGATGCCTTAAGGGGTTATACCCCAACAATTCTTGTATTTGACGAGGCCGCTTATATTGAAGCCGATGGGGATTTTTGGGCGGCTTGTATGGCGTCCCTATCTACAGGGGGTAAAGTAATTGTTGTATCAACACCTAACGGATACGACCCAATCTACTATGAAATATATGACCAAGCATTACGAGGTATGAATGAATTCAAAATCTCGGAGATGTATTGGTTTAAAGACCCAAGATACACAAAAGATTTAAGATTACTCAAAGTTGAGGACTTAGTTCATTATTATTTAAATCGAGAAGAATATAAAGAAGTTGAAACAATAGACTACTCAGACACGGACCCTAGATTAAGAGATTTTGATGAAATCAAACAAAAACTAGCGGATGGATATAAACCCACATCAAGTTGGTTTGAGGGAATGGTTAAGAAATTAAAATACGATAAACGTAAAGTATCTCAGGAGTTAGAATGTAACTTTTTAGGTTCAGGGGATAACGTATTTGACTCAAAACAATTACAGGATATTCATCAAAATATGTTAAAAGAACCTACCAACAGAATG